ACTCGCAAATTCTCCATCATTTTTTTGTCAACCTTTGGCTTCTTTTCAGCCTTTGGCTTTTTCACAACTACAGCTTCTTCCTGTAGACTCAATAAAGCATTAATCTTAGCTTCTAATTCAGCTATCTTTTTATCACTAGAACTCATAGGAACTGTGGTATGTGCTTTAAATACATCTTCTACCTCTTTAATAATAAGAATCTTATTATCATACTGAGAGATAATATCTCGAAAGAATCCATCTTCATCCTTCTTCTTCTCTACTAACTTAACATCTGCTACGTCTACTTTTAAATAACCGTTAGCGATTAAGTTTTTCATAAAGTTCGTCCATTCCTTTGTGTCATGTGTTAACTTTACTAATTGGTTCTCGTTCTGCACATTCCCTTGTGCATCATAACTCATTTGTTTGCCTCGATAAACTCTAAGGCTGATTACTGGTTTCTTTCCCATCTGTAATTGTGATTTTGTTTTTGTGTGTATTAATTAAACTTACTATTAAATCGTTCAAGGTAATTAACTTCTCGCTGTCCGTAGCGTCCATTCCATTCCAGAACACGGCAATGTTTCCATAAAAAGCCTCAAACATAGAAATCCAATATGAAAATCTGGTTTGAAACTCTAATATAACAGGATCTACCATTCCTTTATTTAAAGCCTTATCGAAATCAAGGTCACTAGTATAAGGCATAATCTTATACAATATAGCTTCCCTTGTTCCTTTCTCTTTGTTAAACATATTGCGTCTTTGCGCTAGTCTAACAAGTAAATTCTTTCTTTCTATTGCATTAGGTGAAGTCTTAATCATCTCGTATAAATCCTTCTGTGTTTCTAAAAAGAAATCACTTCCGTAAAATACATCTAACTTTACAGCACCCTTGCCATATCTTAAACTAAGCATCATCTTATCACTAGCACTCCTAGAGAAAGACATAGTTTTACTAAACCATCTTAGTTTATCCTCCATTGACACAATACCTTTCTTAGTCTGCATCTCTGTCATTGAAACATCATTCCTTTCAGAATAAGCACCTAAACATGAAGTTATAATATCATTTTCTAATTGAAGTAACCTATCATTTATATACTCTAAAGCCTCGACAGGTGTGTGGTAAAACGTTAAGAAGTTCTTAGACAACTCAACATCTATACTACCATCAGCTTTTTCAATCGCAGGTACAGTTATAACCGTTCCTGCTTGTAACTTAGTTCCTTTTCCTACTCCTGCCGTAGCTCTTGCCTCTTGTGATACTTGACCGTTTATTTGGTCTAAACTCATTGGCTCACCAGGTGCATTATCAAAATCAAGACCACTTTCATCAATCTCCTTAGTCTCTATCTGTGTTACTATAGGGAAAGCACCATTAGCATGAGTCATTCTCTGTAAAGTCTTTAAGAACGTAAACTCTTCTAAGTCAGCTCTTAAATAACTAAATATTGATTCCTTTACTATTGGATCGTTCCCGAAACAGTCATCCACTATAAACGTAGCAGGGCATTGACCGTAATCATGTGGCTCACTCAATACAAGCTCCATGTCCTTATTATAGAAACTTAAACGCTCATCATCTAAGTAAACATATCCATATACATCCTCACCATTTCTCTCAATCATGCCAGTATAAGCAATCTTATCTATTTTCTTGCCGTCTACCTCAATAGACACAACCTTGTCAATAGATATAATCTCTCTGTAAGGTTCGTTAGCATCCTCTAAGTCATGTACGATAATATCGTTATACCTAAATAACACACACTTAAATAACTCTCTGTCAAATCCATCATCTAACTCTTTTGGATTCTCAACGTATTCACCGTTAATCCAATACTTAAAATGAGAATCTTCACTAAAGAATACCCTAGTTAATGGTTCTTTTATCTTTGTGTTTATTAATTTAGCCGAAGGATTAGGGCTTCTGTAGTATTTTGCTAAAGAAAGAAAGTTATCAGTCTTAAATATACCTTTAACCCAGTTTAAGAACACATCATCAGTATAATACTTCCTTTCGATGTACTTTTCAAAGTAATCGACGTTTACATCCTCCTGTATATCGGAAATTGTGAAATAATCTAATTGTTTCTTCTGACGAACAGCCTTATCGAGAGATAAGCTATTACATTTCTTTTCTATAAATTCTTTAGACATACATGGCTTTGAATTGTGTATAGTCTCTTACACCAAAGTTTATTTTAGCAAATGTAATGAAGTTTTTTTAAATAATAGAGAAAAACTATAAATATTTTATTAAAATAGTTAAAATCAATCGAAATAATGCTATTTTATCAAAAATAAAGTACTATATTTACCGCAAAGTTGGTAACTTTTGTTTTGTTATAGTTAATTAAGCCTTACATACGCAGTAGGGCTTTTTTATACCCTAAAAACTCCTATTCCTTAACTTGCTGTGCCACTTTACACCTTTAGTGCTTCCTAATCGTAATAACCTACCAACTCTTCGGTTGTAGTCATCCCTAGATTCGTTTAACTTGTCTTTGTTTTCTTTCATAAACAGTATATTGTTGTCGCTAATAGTATAGCTATTGATATGCATAATTTTTTCATCGTGCAAAACTACAAAATTAATTCCATATAGTTGTTAAATTTGCTCTGTTTTTCTTTAAATCAAACCACATTCTCATTAGTAGTGCATCCCTGTAATCAGGGCTACGTCCTGTGTCTGTCTTTATGTCACCTTTCGCCTTGCAATCCAACTTATTATCCCCTCTCTTACTAGGAACACGCTGTATCTGTGACAAATCTTCCTTTATCTGTGCTCTCTGCTTGTTTGTTAAATCACAATCAATCCATAAACCACCATCATTAACCTTGTCTGCTAACGCATACAAACATTGTACCTGTAAATTCCTGTAGTTAGGCATATCTTTACCACTACGTATTGGTCTAGCACCATTCTTGAACCCCTTAACACCTGTCTGATCTACCACACCACCACCAACACCATCTGCATCAGCAACAGCCCTAGTTGTAGGTACTTTATACTTACGTCTCAAATACATAATCCCTGCCGATATGTCTGTGGTCTTACTCAAGTCAAACTCTAACATCTCTACAATCTTCCAACCCTTCCAAGCAAATACAATAGCCTTATCACTACCAAAACGTGCTATATCCGCAGTTATGTAAGTCTTACCCTCATCTATATGGTCGTTCTTAAATACATTGTCAATCATCTCCTGCTCACACAACTGATTAGGGTTATCCTCGTAATCCCAGTTACCCTTAAATAACCTCTCGTACAAAGCCTTATCCTTCTCACCTATCTTTCTTAACTTCCCTACATAGTCCTCTTCAATGAATGGATTCTCTGTAATCAAACAACTTAAATAGAACTTCTCAGGCTCTAAAGTACCATTTATATCCTTGTCGTAGAAATCCCTTTTAGCCCAATTCCTCTTAGGGTTACACGTGTAAAACACTATCCCCTTTATACCATACTTACCATTCAAATGCCTTCCTACCCTAGACGATATAACTGCTGCACCTATCTCATGTATCTCACCTACCTCTTCAATCCAACCACAAGTGTACTCTGTAGAACCCACATCCTCGAACATAGGATCGCTAGGCTTGTACTTTATCTCTATAAAGTTAATGTGACTACCGTTACCGAATGTTATCCAGTTCTTAACAGCATTGAACTTATAATCATCAAAACCATACTCCCTAGCTACCTTGTGAAACGTAACTAATACCGAATCTATAATATCCTTCAGCTCATTCCTGGCTATGAAGTACTTGGTATTAGGGAAATTCTTTGCCATAAACAGAATCCATGCACAACCTGTCCATGTCTTTGCTCCACCTGCTGCTCCACCATACAAGAACTCTTCGTACTTATTAGATGTCAGTATCTCAAGTGCCTTCCTCTGCTTCTCATGTACAACCTCAAACCCATGCTCGTTTAAACCCTCAACAATGAAACTGAAATCGCCCTGCTTGAATAAAGCTGCATGGACATCAATCAGTTTTACATTGCTCTCTAACCTCGCTAACTGTTTCTCGTCTATCATTTATGCTTATAATAACTGTCGTTTATTCTAGGTGCTTTCTTGTACTTAGGCTTCTGCTTATACTTACTCAAGTTCTTCTTAGCGTTACGCTCATCCATCATATCCATTAACTCAGACTCCTT